CAGCAATATTTTTAGCAATATTTGATGTTTATATAATAGCTAAAAAAGGAAAGCAAGAATCTATTTCAGCTCATATAATCAGAGGCTCTAAAAAATATCCATTAGTAGTTTTACTTTTTGGAATATTACTTGGTCACTTGTTTTGGAGCATGAACACGGAAGATATTTATTACAATACTGAATGTATCACTAAGGAAAAGTAAATGGCATTATTCCCAAGCTTATCAATTGAAAGAGTTCTGCAAGTTGAAGAGAAAACTAGATTAAATGCTAGTTTATCTTTTGTTACAGACGATGAAGAAGTTACAGATGTTTTAATATCGCCTGATAACATAACTTTTATTTCTGTTTTTAATAGCGGTGATAATGAAAAGTGGTTCTTAGACTGGGCTTATGAAGCTGATGGTTTTAAAGATGTTGCAGTAAGAATTGTTGCAGTAAGTGGTGATAAGACTAAAATTTATTCTTCTGGAATTAATGTTTTAACAGAAGAAATAGATGCACTACTAAGCACTGATAACGACATACTGCCATTTGAACCAAAGATATACAGGTATATACCAAAGGGTAAAAACTCTTTTATATATGCACACCGCAAAGCGCAAGAAAGAATAATTGCATATTTAGATGAACAAAGAATATGGAAAGACGACAATTCAAGATATGGAAAATTAGACTTATCAACAATTGCTGATCCAGAGTTTAAAGAACAGTTTAGGCAATGGTCTAGTTTTGAAACACTTTTAATTATATTTGAATCTTTTCAAGTATCATCAGATGATGTTTTCCAAGAAAAGAAATTAGATTACACTGCACTAAGAAACGGTGCAAGAACCAGGTCGGCATTAAGGTTAGACCAAGATGGTGACGGCGAGCTAGATATCACACCGTATGATATTCGTACAACTAGGTTATACAGAAGATGATAAGCGAAATAAGAACATATTTAAAGAATATTGTTAGGTTTGAAAATAAAGACTTAAAAACTATTAAGAATCCGGTTACTGATGAAATGGCTGATACTGTTTTAGAAGACTCTTTCTTTATAGGTATAGATAATATGTCTACAACTCTGAATGACACTACTATTGAAAGCGAAATAGCAGTTACATTAAGTATTTATAAAGCCGGTGACAGCGAGCCAATAGAAGACTATGACGACGCATATTGTGAAGCAATAAATATTCAAGCCAGAGCAATGTATAAGAAAAATATTTTACAGATGGATTATATTAAAAATGTAACTTCATCAGGTATTGTTATAGAAACAATAAATAATAATGACAACATGTTCAAATTTTCTATACAATTTACAATAACTGTAACTTACGAGCATAAAGAATAATAAACTTTTCAAAGGATAATAAAATGGGTTGTACAACAACAAAAAAGACAGAACAGGTTTTAGAAGCTATGTCATGGTACTTTGGTGCTAGGCAGTGTAGATCAATTACTTTGGCGGATGATAATGCTGGGGATCAAGAAGATTTATATTTTGACTTAAACGCTATCAGTGAAGAATACTCTGGAATTGAATACTATGTATGGTTAGATTCTGGAACAGGTGTTGATCCAATGATTGCTGGAAAAACAGGTATACAGGTTGTTTACACGGCTGGTGATTCTGCTTCAGTTATTGCTGGTCTAGTTAATACTGCAATTGATTCTTTACCAGAATTTAGTTCAGAAGCTAGTGGTGCAATCGTAGAAGTTGAAAATAAGTTTCTAGGTGAAATCGCTGTTGAAGATTATTCTAATGCTGGAACAATTTCTGGTGTAGTAAATAGAATTGGATTCGGTGGATTACTTGGTGCAATTGCACAGGGTGGTGGAACAATAAATACAGCACAAGAACTTGAAGATATTAAATCAGATTCAACAGGTGAAATCATCTTAGACCAAATCATTAAAGGTGCATCAGTAAATATTGATTTAACTTTACTTGAAATGAATACTGAAAGATGGGAAGCACTAATTGGTGAAGGTTATGGGGCAACAGAAGGTGCATCAGTTGGATATGGTACATCTAAGCTTTATAACAGTTCTTTTAATTTTGCAGCTCAATTATCTGGTCACCCAGTAAGGTTGCCACTTTCAGACAGAAGTGCTGATGTTACAATGTGGAAAACTGCACCAAATATGAATTCAATTTCTTATTCTGGTTCAGAAGTTCAAGCGGCAGAATTTAGTTTTGTAGCTCTTAAAGATTCTACAAAGCCAACAACGATTGATCTTTTCACAAGAGGTGATCATAGTTTATTCTAGTATTATAAATTAAATAAATGGGGGGCTTTTGCTCCCCTGTTTCTATGGGAGTAGACAATGGAATTTAAGAGAACAGAATACAAAATTAATGTTTATGGCGAAGAAATAAAATTTAGAAAACCAACTGGATTAGAAAAGAAAAAATGGTTAGTAGAACTAGGTGAACTTGCAGGCAAAACAAAAGAGGGTGAAGCTTATAACTACGATGAAGATTATAGAATAACAAAAGAATTTTTAAGCTCATTAGGTTTTCCAGAAAAAACTTTTGACAGCATGGAAGAAAATCATCAAATTGAAGTAATTGATTCGGTGGTTGATATAAAAAAGAACTAAAGTCATACGAGATTGAAGCTTGCGAACTTGCTCACTTTTATGGCTACAAGTTGAGTGAAATTTATGAAATATGTTCCGAAGAATTTGAAACGCTTTACATCGGTATGCAAAAGATTGAAGCGAGAAAAATGCTAAGAGATTTTACAGTTGGTGATTATCCAAAATTAAAATCGGAAGATAGAAGTAAAATTCATAGAAATACATTTAAAGTTGGATACCCAGATGCAATGAAGGAAAGAGCTGTAAAATCTTCTGACCTTAAGGGCATTGTTGATATTGCAGACTTAGTAAGGAAAAAGTAAATGAGCGAAAAGTTAGAAATTGAAATTGTTTTAACAAAAGCAGATACCAAAAAAGCATTTACAGAGGTTGAAAAGAAAGCGGAAAAGGCTGGTAAGAAATCAGGAAAAGGTTTTGGGCAATCATTCGCAGCAAGTGTCAAGGGTTCAGCATCAACAGCTATTAAAGGCTTTATTGGTGTCACAGTTGCAGCCGTAGGTCTAAGAAAAGCAATGGATTTACTAGGTGCATCTTTTGATAATCTTAGAGGCTTTTCTCGTGGTGTTTCTGAAATTAATTCAATACTACCAAAGAATCAAAAACTAACAGAACAAGCAACAAGAAGTTTAATAAAATTTTCTTCTGTATTTGGATCGGATCAACAGTCACAAGCAAGAGCATTTTATAATATTGTTTCGGCTGGTGTTAAAGGCACAGCAAAGCAATTAAACACTCTAGCCATTGCCAACACAGCAGCCGTTGCCGGTTTAGTTGATATTGATTCTTCAGCAAAGGTTTTAGTTTCTTCAGTTAACGCTTACGCAAGAAGTGGGTTAACAGCCAAAGAAGCCTCTGATGCTTTATTTGTAGCCGTGCGTGAAGGTCAAACAACTTTTGCGGAACTATCAAGCTTTCTTGGTAATGTAACTTCTGTTGCAGCGGCAGCCGGTTTAGAATTTAATGAACTTGCTGGGTTTTTAGCATTTACAACTAAGAATGGTTTAGCGACTGATGTTGCGGTAACTGGTTTAAGACAAGTATTAACAAGTTTAATAAAACCATCTAAAGAAGCATCAGACGAAGCAAAAAGACTTGGAATAGATTTTAGTACAGCAGGTTTAAGAAGTAAAAAGTTAGGTGGTTTTTTACAAGACCTTATAAAGAAAACTGGTGGTTCAGAAGTGGCGCTTGGTAAACTATTTGGAAACGTACGGGCATTGACACCGATACTTCAAGTTGCTGGTGGTAACTTTAAAGAGCTAGACAGAATACTAGGCGAAACAAAAGATTCTGGAGGTGCAACTGCAACAGCTTTTGCAGAAATATCAAAAAACTTAGACTTTAAATTAGACAGGGCTTCTAGTGAATTTTCAGCACTTGGATTAAATCTTTTAAGGGTTGTTAACCCAGCACTAACAACCTTTGCTGATGGTTTAAAATTTATTGGAAAGGGTTTTAATTCTTTTTTTCAAAATAAAGAACCTTCACTTGTTGATAACTTAAATGCAAGTTTAAAAGAAACAAATAGGGATATAAAGGCAGTAGAAGCAAGCTTGGCAACTGCAAAAGGTTTTCCACAGAAGACTTTATTTGGTGGAATATCAGCAAGTGGAAAAAGAGTTCAAGCATTAAGTCGTGACTTAGTAGAATTAAAAGAACAAAGACTATCACTAAAGCAAGATATAATTGATGTTAGAAATATAGAAAAAGAATCAAATACAGAAAGAGTACAAAGCGAAAAAACAGCCGATGCAACTATACTTGCTGAAAGGGTTACTTTATTTTCAGCACTAGCGGCTTTAGGTGTAAAGTCAATTGGA